AAGGAGCAAAGCTAATGGATGAAACGTATGAATCAATTATGGCAACTTTAGTCAGGATAGAAAAGCAGCAGCAACAATTCTATGAAAGTATGATGCGAACGATAGAAATTATAAACAGTAATATAAATAGAAAATAATAATTTTAGATGTTAATTTTGGCACTCTTTTGAGTGTCTTTTTTATTTATGCTCTTTGATGTTCTTTGAAAACTTCATATTGAACAGAGAAATAGACCATAGATGGCAAAGTGTGAGAATGGCTGTCGGTAAAAAACAAAGAAAGAAGTTGATTTATAATGGCAAAAGCAAAAGTTGTAGGGATTTATGGTTGGGTTGTCGATGGTGTTGTTAGGTACATAGGTCATGCTACTGATATGTATGATTCTAGGAAAAGTAACCATTTAAGTAAAATGCGTCATGGAAAACATACAAAAAAGATGAATAAACTTTGGGATGAAGTTGGGGATGAAAGTAAGTTTGAATTTGTAAAAATTGAAGAGTGTTTAGTCCATGATTTATTGGTAAGAGAAAAATATTATAAAGATTTTTATAAAGATACTATTTGTAATACTTACGATATAAAAAAAACAAAAAAATTTTTTAGAACAGGATTGAATTCAAGAAAGCAAAAAGAAAAATTTAGTGAAACAATGAGTGGTGAAAATAATCCAAATTGTAGGAATGAAATAGAGACAATTATAGCTATTAAATATTTATTAGAAAATACAGATATGACGAATAATAAAATTGCTGAACTTTATAATCAAAATAAATCATTAATATCAATGATAAGGACTAAAAAACGTTGGAAAAGTGTAGTTGTTCCAGTTGGTTATGAATATATGTGAAATGATTAATAAAGCTACTGTAGTTAGAGGTAGTTATGCAGAAGAAATTATAAATGAAGTTATAAATACAAAACCTAGTGAGAGTGCATTAAAGAGAAATAAAGATGCACAAAAATTGCTACATAAATTAAGGGATAATTAATTAAAATCTAATAGGAGTGTGGAATAAATATAGTTACAGGATTTGTTAATAGTTAGGGGTGATAAACAAATGACATTGACAATAAAGCAAGAGCAATGCATTGATTTATTATTATTAGGTAATAAAAAGACAGAAATTGTTGATAAGTTAGATATACAAAGACAATCTATATATGATTGGTTAAAGAAGCCAGAATTTATTGAATATATGGAACTTAGGAAACAAGAAGCTATTTCTTATGGTGAGAACTATTTAAACTCAAAGATAATGACTTACCTTGAAGGACTTCATAAGATAGCAACAGAAACTAAGGACGATAAGTTAAAAGCATCTACAATGATATATTTACTCAATCAGATAATAGGTGTACCAGTTAGTAAAGTAGAAGTTAAGAATGTAGGAACAGAAGATAATAAAGGATTGCATAAAGAGTCTATTGAAGCTACCTTTGAGAAGTTCAGAAGGAATGACAATATAGATGAAGATGATGAGGTAGTAGAAGTAGATGGTGAGATAGTACATAAGGATAAGGATATAATAGATGAATAAGATAGATGTGTTGGTTACAAAGGTATTATGCATTGAATTAACAAAAGGTATGATAGGGTTTGTGATAGGGTTTGTATCATGTAGATTGCTTATGATATGATTATATGATTAGTATGTTGCATTAGAATGTATAATTATGCAATAGTATGTATAAATATACATGATGATATAGTTGTGTCAACCAATGTATACATTGTTAGTGTATGTTTATACATTGAATTGATAGGTAAATGATATAGGTATGTGAGTAGAATGTAGATGTAGTAATGGTTTGAGGGTTATGATATGTGATGATGTGATGTATAGTTATGCAATGGCTATGTAACAGACAAAAGAAAATCATATCATTATGATATCACTTTAGTATCAAACATCTATACTAATATACGAACAGATGTACTATACTAGTAGTAAATATAGAATGAAATATATGTTTCAATGGTTAGGTTATATGCTATAAACCTTCAAACCGTTGGGAGAGTAGGGCTGTAGCGATTTTCTCCAATCGTACATAATAACATTGTGTTACATTCTACTTTCCATAATTACAGTTCTCGGACCCCAGTAAAATAGTAGGGTTAGTAGGGTATCCTTCTTATTTTGAAATTGTAAAAATGCCCTGCGATTGACACTACAAATTTTTTTGCAAAATTTTGAAAAAACATCTAATAAAAAACATTAAAACATCTAATTCCTTCCTTTAAACAATAAGTAGGTGAGAAAATAAATGGTTAAATTTGATAATTTAGAATTTCCAGATCCAGAGAATGATAAAAATAATGAACTTGACAATTATATTATAGCAAAATATTTAATAAAAGAATATGTTGCTTGTGGTGCAACTTTAAAAGAAGCAAAAAAAGAAGCAAAAAAATTACTCAAAGAAAACAAAAATAATATTTATAATAAAGATGGATTAGCATATATTCTAGGTGAAAGGTCAATGGAGTTTTTTGCTTTATTCTTTCTTTCAAAAATCTTTATTATTGGTGATGATAAAGCACCACTAGCACCAATTCATTCAGAGATATTTGATACAATTACTCAAACATTAAACGATAAAACGAAACCACAACAATTAGAATATACTTTATGTCGTGGTATTGGTAAATCAACTTTTATTACCTTAGTTTCCAGTATATGGTGTGCAGTTTATAAGAAAAAACGCTTTATATTAATTGCATCTGCGACATTAGATACTGCTTCTACTTTTATCAGGTCAATTAAACTAGCTATGGAGGGTAATAAAAAATTAGAAAGTGCATTTGGTCAATTATATATTCCTAATAAATTTATCAGTAATACAGAACAAATAGAATTAGCAAATAAAGTCATGATTCAGAGCATGAGTGCATCATCAACTTTACGAGGTAAAAACTATGGAACAATCAGAATTGAATTATTGATTTTGGATGATTTTCAGAAAGAAGATGAGACACAAACTCAAGACGCAAGAGATAAGAAGTGGAAAAAATATTCTGATGATGTAAAATATGCAATTCAGAAAGGCAATAGTACGCTATTAGCTGTAGGAACTATCCAAAATGATGATGATTTTTATGCAAGGTTATCAAAATTACCAACATGGATTTATCGTAAAGCAAAAGGTGTATTAGTTCCAGATGTTGATGAATTATTTGAAAGTGGTTTATGGGGAGAATTTAGAACTTTATTATTCAATAAAAAAGACAAATTTAGATTAGAAACAGCAAAAGAATTTTATTTTTCACATGAAAAGGAAATGCAATATCCTTTATTATGGCAAGATTTTTGGGATTGTTTGACATTATCATTAGAATATTATGAAAATCCAGTTAGTTTTAAACAAGAAATTCAAGGAATGGCTTCTGCTTCAGAAGAGAAAAGATTTAAAACAATAATAACTGAGTCACCTGAAGAAATTGAATCACATAATTTTAAATTAACTTGCCTAACAATTGACCCTGCAACTACAACTACAAAGAGAGCAGATTATTCAGCTTTTGTTGTAGGTTCTACTTCTAATGATACTAATATAATTTATATTCGCAAAGGTGAGATATTAAAGTTAATGTTTGATGATTATATTAAACACACAATAGATTTATTAAAAAAATTTATTGACATAAGCCATATAATAATTGAAAAAAATTGTTATGCAGGGGTGGATGTTACAAGACTTAAAGAAAAAATTCAATTAATTCCTGAATTAAAAAATAGAGAATTTACTTGGATTAATGATCCTCAAAGAGATAATAAATACACAAAAATAGAAACTATTGTAGGGGATTGTAATTTTGGTCGCATAATATTCAACGAATCAGACGAAGATGCAATAAATCAATTAAAAGATTATCAAGGTTCAAGCACAATCCATGATGATTTTGCAGATTGTGTTGCTGAAATGGTCAAGAAAATTAAAGATATAAAAGTTGTTAGAAAAGTAAAGTTTTTTGGTAGTAGATAAAATAGAAAGGATGGTGATTCAATTTGGATTTAGAATTACTGGCTTCTTGTAAAGAAGATTATGATACTAAACAATCTGATTATCAAAAGATGCAAGATTATTATGATGGCAATGGAAAAACAGATGCTATGATTAATTATAAAATGGTTACTTCTAGAGCAAATAATAAAATTCCAAAAAATCTAATTCAACGTTTTGTATTAGAAGAGGTGAGTTATTGTGTAGCAAATGGAATTAATTATGTTTCACATTCTAATGATATAAATATTATAGAAGATATTAGGTTAAATATAACTAAATCTTGGAGTGAAAAACATGATTCTGAACTTTTGAAACAAGCATTAACATTTGCTGAAGCATATGAATTAATTTATTTAGATGCAAATGTTAGTTTTCAGTCTATGGTTTGTAATCCTTTAAATTCATATTTATTAAAAGATGATTTTGGAAATGTTCAATTATTTATTAGATTTTTTCAAAAACAATTTGATACAGAGACATATTATGCAGATGTATATGAAGGAAATTTGATTTATCATTTTACAGTTGAAGGAACAGACTTTGTTGAAATTAGCCCTTCTGATATTACTATATTTTCTAAAACTCCTGTTGCAATATGTAAAATAGGTGACATTAATGAAACCATTTATGCTAACATTAAAGGTCAACAGGATGGGTATGAGACAACTTTAAGTAACTATGTCAATGAAATTGCAGATGCAAGAAATGCAATTTTAGTAACTGTTGGCACTTCCTTGGAAGAAGGAGCAGAAGATGATATTTTAATTAAGGCAGTAATGGAAGTTCCTACTGGTGGAGATGTAAAATGGTTAATTAAAAATTTCTCTGATTCTTTTATTCAAAATTCATTAAACACATTACATGAAAATTGTTTTTCTTTAGCAAATCATATTGACCATCAACAAAAATTAAGTTCAAATACTTCTTCTTTGGCACAGAAAAATAAATTGATGGGATTATCTAGTAAATGTGAAAATAATATTAAGTCTTTGCAAGATTGTATTAAAGTAAGATTACAATTTTTATTTGAATATTTAAAACGCAAACAAAGCAAGGATTATTCATATTTAGATATTGATATTTTACTTACACCTTCAATTCCGACAGATGATTTAATGGTTTCACAAATTCTGTCTCAAAATCCTAAGATTCCAACCAGAACAGGATTTGCTCAATACTCATTCATTCAGGATGTTGATAAAGTAATGAAGGAATATGAGGAAGAGAATAAAGCAAATAGTATTGGTGCTGATTTGTTAAATAGTGGTGGTGAGTAATAATGCCCGACAAGGTTGATCCATTATATCAAAGCAAAATTGAGGATGTAAAAGTTGAGAGTGAGAATTTAGCTGAAGATGGAATGAAAAAAGTCTACTCAAAGCAAAAAGCATCTCTTGATAAACTTCAAACTATGATTGGCAAAATGTTTGTGGACTATGATACTGAAAATGGAATGCTAAAACTCACAAGACAGCAGCAAAGTAAATTGTCTTCAGAAATGAAATCTTTGTTAAAGGATATGGGCATTACTTTAGCTCAGTCAGAGGTTGCAGCAGTATCAAATATTTTAGGAGAAGTTTATGCGACAACCTACTACATGAACGCCTGG